CCCCGCGTACAAAATTTTAAAGTTTTGATCATTGTAGTTTATAAACTAGTGGAGGCTGAAACATGCAGGGCAAACAGAACAAAAAGCGTCTTCCGTCGGTGCGGGTTCGAGAGCAGGTCGAGGCGATCCGCAAGGCGATGCCTGGGCGGTCTGCGACGGGGTTGAGGAATCGGGTCATGGTCGAGCTGCTGCTGGGGGCCGGGCTGCGGGTATCCGAGGTCTGCGATTTAAAGCCGGGGGATATCCGGTGGGAATCCGGAATTGTCGAGGTCCACGACGGCAAGGGTAAGCGGGACCGCAACGTGCCGGTCGGCTCTGAGCTGATGGGCTGGCTTCGCGCCTGGCAGGCCAGGCGTCCGTCCGGGTATCGGTTTTTTTGCACGCTGCAGTGCGATCCGATCAGGCCGCGGTACGTCCAGGCGATGGTCAAGCGGGCGGCGGTTCGGGCCGGGGTCGATCCGGGCCGCGTGACGCCGCACGTGTTCCGGCACACATTTGCCTCCGGGCTTCTGGAGCACGGGTTCAATATTCGCGAGGTGCAATTCATGCTGGGGCACAGCTCGGTATCGACGACGCAGATTTACACGCATGTAAACCCGGTGGAGCTGGCCCGGAAAATTCAGGGCTCGTCGCCGACGCAGGCTCAAACCGATCAGGACTGCGTCGATGAATTTTTAAAGCTTTCGCCTGAGGTCCGGCGTCAGATTCTCGAGCTGGTGCGATCATCATATAATTCGTAATCAAACAGCGTTCATTTCGCTTGACGATATTTTTTTGATGAATGTACGATAGGGCTATGTCGATTACGTCGCCATTTTTTGTTTGTCCGAACTGCGGAGCAGGCCGCGACGTCGGCGAATATATTCGTCTGCCGGACGGCCGGACGATCTGCACGCGGTGTTACCCGAGGTTTTATTTTTTCTGCTCGTTCTGTCGATCGCACGTGCCGTTGCCGTACCGCGATTCCCTGGCGTCCGGTCTGGTGATCTGCTCGGAGTGCAAGGCGGACGAGGCTCACCTGGATCCGCTGGCCGGCGTGAAAGAGAGCGACGTGCAGGCCTACATGCTCCGGTCGGCCGGGTATACGGTCCGGGAGACGGCCGAGCTGCTGCGGGTCTCGACCACGACGGTCAAGACCTGGACCCGGAGCGTCGGCATAAAGGTTTTGGGTTTGGAGGAATCGTGAGTCCGTTTTATAACACGTACATCGACCGCGACGACGTCCTACAGGAAATGGAGTTGGAGAAACTTGTTTCCGGCAAGCCGCGGCGAGGAAAGGACAGGTGCATCTATCGTGCCCGACGAGACTATCGACGCAAACGGCCGGCAGTTGATTTCGAACGCCGAAGTGTACAGCCGCGACGACACCCGACGCAGAGCGGCGTTGAAATTGCTCGGCTACGATGAGCTTCCGGATATCGGCACGCTCAAGCGAGGCAAGTTCCGCAAGCTGCTCGAGGACATGCTCGGGCTGGGCATGAATGTGTTGGATATCGCCGAGATCTTGCAGCAGCCGGCGGAGGCGGTCCCGTTCATCGTGCTCTCGGTCCTGGGCAAGGACAAGATCGAGATGCTCAAAAAGAACCAGGCGGAGATGACCCGAACCATGGCCGGGACGCTGGGCCCGACGGTCGTGGCGGAGATGACGAGGATTTTGGCGGACAGCAAGGCTCGGGCTCAGGATAAGATCAAGGCGTCGGAAGTGGTCGGTAAATTTTCAGGCGCGATCGGGCCGGACGTCCAGGTGAGCCAGACGTCGGTAACGTTTGCGCCGTCAAGGGAGATGCTGGAACGTTATGATCCCGGGAACCTATCAAGATTACTTGGACGAACGATCGAAGTTGCTGGCGGAGCGGTCGAAGCTCGTTCGCAACTGGGTCGACCCCAGGACGGGGCGAATGAGCCGGACGGCCAGGGACGCGGTGATGGCGATGCGGTTGAATCCCCAGCTGGCCTGGGACTGGATGTTCTGGACGCTGGCCACGCGGAAGCGGACGAACCCGAAGCTTGAGTTCGTCCCCAAGCGGTTCCAGCGCGTCGTGATCGACACGGTCCTCGATGCGATTCGCCGCGGCTACGACTTGTCGATCGAAAAGAGCCGGGATATGGGGATCACCTGGATCGTGTTGTGCGTGTTCGTATACCTGTGGCTGTGGGACGACCATTGCGACCTGCTGGTGATGTCCAAGGGCGAAAAGGCCGTCGATAATCGTGGGGACATGAACTCGCTGTTCGAGCGGATCCGGTGGCAGCTGCGGATGATCGACCAGACGATGCCCGGGATCGTACCGCCGAAGTGGGACAAGTTCTCGAGCGAGGGCAAGATCATCAATCCGGTCAACGGCTCTTCGATCGTCGGCGTTCCCGTGACGGACTCGGTCTCGAAGCAGGGCCGGTACATGGCCGGATTCTTCGATGAGTTCCCGACGCTCAATCCGAACATGCAGGAGGCGGTGATGTCCGCGACGCTGGGCGCGATGCCGTGCCGGCTCTTCTGCGGGACACCCGAGGGCCTGGCGATGCTGTTCGCCTCGATGAATCTCGCGCTGAGGAAAACCGAAGGCGCGAGGATCGATTTTTTCAAGCCGAGCCGAAAGGGTGCAGAATGATGGCGATCCGACCGAACAATCCGCTCCGTCATGACCCGTCCTGTCAGGAAGGGGATATGCGTCTGCTGACGGTTCACTGGTGTCTGGATCCGGAAAAAAACGACGGGCTGTACGTCGTCGAGGACGGCGAGAAAAAAGCAGTGACTCCCGAGCAGGCTTATGCGGGATTTCTGCGGGGAATCATGCCCAGGTCGAAATGGTTCGACAAGGAAGAGCGCCGCGTCTTTCGGATGGGCAAGGGGCAAAAATTTCTCGCCGAGCAGTACAATATCGACTACGTCGGATCCGGGGCGCTGGTCTTCGACGAGGTTCGCCTGAAAGACGGATTTTTGCAGGCCCGAGAGCCGATCCGGAAAGTCACGGTCGATACCGAGGCGTGGTTCAAGGCGTGCGGCAATGAGAAGCTCCGGAAAAAGAAAATTTACGAACTGATCGATATGCTACTGGTCGACTCGCCGAACGGAGAGATCTGGATTTTCGAGGAGCCGGACCCCAAGACGCCCTTCGCCGGGTTCATCGATTCCTCCGAGTGTCTGACGACCGGCGCGGATCACGCGGCCGCAGCCTTTACCAATTGCCTGACCGGACAGGTGGCGTGCGGGGCGCGGGGACGCTGGCAGCCGGACCAGCTGGCAGTCGTCGCGTCGGTGTTGGGCTATTTTTACAACGAAGCATTTCTCGGGATCGAGTTCAACTCCGTCGGCATGGCCGTGCTGACCAGCATCACCGGACGGATCGCCCTTCGCCCGGAGGACGACGAGGGGGCACTGAAAAAGAGCTGGATGTATCAGAGGCTGGCGACCGAGTGGGTCAACGACAAGGAATCGCCGCGTAAGACGCGACGGCTTGGACTGCGGACCAACAGCCTGACCAAGCGGCAGCTGGTGACGGTCACGAGGCGGTACATGGAGCATCGACCGGACTTTTGCCCGGACCGGCGGTTCTGGGACGAGGCGCTCGGATTTATCGAGATGCCGGACGGATCGGTCGGCAATCCGTCCGGAGACGATTTCGTCATTGCCGTCATGGGCTCGCTTTTGACTTGCCCGGAGGCGCGAGTTTTTCCGCCTATTCCGTTACGGACGCGATCGCAGGAAGTCGCGGACTGGAAAGAATTTTACAGGTACGCCAAAAAAGGACAGCTCGACAAGATCCGGGACAAGTTCCGGATCGAGGTGCCGATCTAGTCGAAAGGAACGGTCATGAACGAGAATAATTTATCCGTATACGATTACAACCGGGTCGATCCGTCGCTCGACACCGAGCCGCGGGAACTTTCGCCGTCGATTTACGGCGACTGGCACAAGATCTGGACGTACTGGAAATCCAAGCTGGTATCGGCCGCCAGGAAGCTGAAAATCAAAGAAAACTTATCGACCTGGCAGGAAAATTACAAGCGGCTGCACGGCAAATGCTTTGTCGAGATCGGCGACCGGGTTTATCCGTCGCTCAACGAATCCGGTCAGGCGACCGAGGAGCTGCTGGCGTTGTGCTTTCCGACGACGCCGCTGCCGCAGTTCGGCGCGGATCGGCCGAGGGACGAAGAGCAGCTCGAAAACTACGAGTGGCTCTGTCATAATACGATCCGGCAGGGTCGCAACAAACAGGCCTTGCGCGATGCGGTGACCGACGCCGTCTGCTGCCGGAGAGGAATTTTAAAGGCGGCGATCGAATATGAGGCCGAAGAGGACGAGGAGGGGAATTTTCCGCCCGGACCGGAACCGGAGGAATTGCCGGAGGAGATCGTCGCACAGCAGATGTTGCAGATCGGTAACGAACACCGGGCCGTGATGTCCGGACAGCCCGTCGGACGGACAGAGTCCGACGTCGATTGGCTGCATATCGATCGGCATGCTCAGCAGCTCACGCAGCTGGATATTTTGAGCGACGGTTACTGGAATCTGGCGATGCATCTGCAGGAACATTATGCGTTTTACACTCCGGCTCGAGGCGGACGCGTGATTTACACGCGGGTATCGAGCGAGGATTTCCTGTACGACCCGGACGCACGGTATCCGCACGAGTGGACGTGGACGGCCGAGGCGGTCTACGAACATATCGACGACGTGGCGAACGACCCGATGATGTTTTATACCGACGGTCTGGTCCCGAACGATCGACGGCGGTCGGATATGATGAGGGACGACGGAGACCTCGAGGCCGACGCCGATCCGGCCGATCCGGAAGGCGACGCGGATGAGGACAAGCCCAGCTATGTGAGGCTGTGGCGTATCCACGATCGGCGCAACGGTCGGCTGATTATCATGTCTTTGGACCACAAAGACGAACTGCCGAATCTGGTGGACCGCTGGCCCTTTAAACCGAATATTTATTTGCCGCTGGATCTGAACCCGTCGGCGGAGCCGACGGACGTGCCGACGATCATGGAAAAGGTCTGGCCGATCCAGCAGGAACTGGATGAGATCGAAGCCAAGATATCGCTCCTGATAAGGCAGTATATGCCGAAAATCGCGATCGAGGACGGCGCGTTCGAACCGGGAGACCGCGAGCAGCTGGAAGATCCGAATTCGCCGTATATTCATATGTTGCCCGGGATGGCCGACAAACTCAAGACGCTCAACTTGATCCCGGAACTCGGGCCGCTATACGCGAGGAAAGAGCAGCTGATTCAGTCGATCAGAAAGACGATCGGCGTCTGGGAAATTTCTTACGGCCTCGAGAAGTCCAACACGGCGACGAAGACCAACGCTATGATGAGCCGCGAGCAAATGAAGACGCAACCGAAGCGCGATCTGGTCAATGCCTGGTTGTCGGAGGTGTGCGAAACGACGGTGCAGTTATACCGGGAGTACAATTCGACCGAAATTATGGTCGAATGTCGCGGCGGAGCGGAGGGACTTCGATGGCGGACGATCCGGCCGGAGGAGATCGGCCGGGATCTGCACGCGACGATCGAGGACTTTTCGTGGGGTTCGCCGAATTCCGATTTTGAACGCAACCAGTGGATCCAGTTATTGCCGATCATCGCCGGCAATCCGAGGACGAACCAGGAACGGCTCTTGACAGAAACGTATCGACGGTTCGGAATCCGGAATCCGGACAAGTTCATTACCCCCCTTCCGCCGATGCCGCCGATGATACAGGGGCCGCCCAATGGAACCCAGCCGATTTCCGGCGTGCCGAATCTTCCGGGCCCGGAGCCGGTCGGTCAGATGGTCGGGAACGCCGTCGGGGCCCAGATCCGGCCGGGAACGCCCGCGCCGCCGACGGCCGGAGTCACGCCGGCAGGATAAAAAATTTTTTAAAATATTTTTGCAACGCACTTTCCCAAATCGAAATCTCCTTTCGCTATTCCTTGTCGAAAGGAGATTTTTTTATGGCGAGAATGTCCAGGAAGTCGCGGGAGATCGCGAGGCTCTGTAATGTGCCCTTGTCGACGGGCCAAAAGGCCGGGCCGACGCTTCACGTGATCAGCGACAACTTTCCGCCAGGCGTGGCCGGGAAGCGATGCAAGCAGTCCGGGATCATCATTCCGGATTCCAAGTCGGAATACCGCCGGAGAATCGCACAGCTCGGGTTTCACCAGGAATCTCCGTCCGATTTTAAAGATCCATTTTAGAAAGGGTTTTTACACATGACAGAACAAACACAGGGACAGGTTGATGTAACGGATTCATCGGGAATCGATCCGATGGACGCGGCGGCCGAACAGGCAGACAAAGAGGCGGGATTTTCGGAAGGCCAGGAAAATCTCGAGCCCGAGCAGGAACGGCACATCGAGAGAGAGGATTCCGAGTTCGAGGATGACGAGCCGTCGCTCGAGGACGAACTCGGCGGCGAGGACGGCCGGAACGATCAGCAGTCGCATAAACCGAATACCGGAAGTGCACAAAAAAAATTCCGTGACGTTCGAGAGGCACTGGCTGCGTTTCGGGACCAGCTCGGCGAAGAGGCGTTTCAGCAGCTGTTCGACCAGGCCGATCAGTTCACACAGAAAGCCCAGGTCCTCGACGCACTGCTTCAGGACCCGCGAGCAAAGGCTGCGTTCGAGGCGGCGAACCGGCTCGAGCAGCAGGCCGATCAGTCGCAGCGGAAGTTCGAGCCGATCGATCCGTCGGTTATCGATAAGGCTATCGAGGACGGTCAGCCGGTCGGGCCGGTCATCCTCAAGATGCTCGAGCAGATTTTCGCGGGGCAGCTGATTCCGTTCCTTCAGGAGCGGGACGGACAGATCCTCTCACGGATCGACAGGGTTCACGCACGACAGGCCGAATCGCACGCCAAAAGCTCGTGGGACGATTTTTGCAAAAAACACCCGGGACTCGAAAACGATAAGGCGATCCGGAAGGTTTTGGGTATGCAGGTGCGACTGTTGAACGAGCCGCTGACCGAATCAAGACTGGAAGACCTGCTGGCCGAATCGATCAAGATTGTCGGCCGTCCGATCAAATCGTCGGCCCAGGCCGCCAATCCGAGAATCCTTCATTTGCGAAACCGGCTGGCCAGGACGGGACGGACCGTCGTCGGCGGAGGCCAGGCGAAGAAGGCGATGACGCTGGAAGAGGCGGCAGAGATGGCAACTCAGCAGGTTCGCGGCTTACGACGATAAACCAATAAACAGACAGGGTAACTGGCAGAAACTGCAAACAACGAAAACTTTTTTAGCTAGGAGACAAATATGTCAATTACCCATGCAGACATGACGAACAAGTGGATGACCGCGACCATGTTGAACATCCGCGATACGATGATCGACAACTGGTCGAAGGGTCACCCGGTCCTGGATCAATTCAAGAGAAAGAACGCGATTGACCGGGAAGACGGGATCGCGGACGAAAACAACAGCCCCGGCGTGATCGTCCCGATCTCCAAGGGTGCCTCAAACAACGGACGATTTATGCGGGGACCGTACGATACGATCCGTTTGAAGCCGACCAACAAAGAAGGCGGCGCAAGGTACTTCTTCAAACATTACACCAACGGCATTGTTATCGCTTATCTCCACGAGCTGGCGAACAGCGGCAAGAAAAAGAGGATCGACTTGCTCAAACAGGAAAAGAAGCGCCTGGACGTTGAAGTCCCGGAGCAGATCGATCGGTCGCTGATCTGGGACGTCATCGAAGGCGGCCCGACCGGCCTTGTGCATCTGGCCTGGCCGTACAACGAGAACGGCGGAACCGTGACCGCACTTGGGGAGGGCGGAGTAGATCAGTCGACCGCCGCCTGGAACGTCGTCGGAGGAATCGACTCGTCCGTCGACACGTTGTGGCGTAACAAAGTGCAGCAGGCCGTCCCCCTGTCTGTGATGCCGCTGTCCGACCAGATGGACGAACTGAACATCGAGATTATCGGTGAAGGCTGCGGCGCTCCGGATTTGTGGATCGTCGACAAAATCGCCTATAAGGTCCTGGTCAAGGAATCCAAGAACAACACCGTCGTACAGTCCACCGGCAAGCTGTCGAAGATCGATCTGGGATATCCGGTTCTGTACTACAACGGCAACGAGATTATTTACGCGACCCAACTGATCAACCCGGATTCGGCGGCTCGCGGGATCGTATTCGCGGTCAACACGAAGTTTACACGCTATACGATCTGGAACGCGATGGACAACAAGATCATGCCGTTCACCGGACCGTGGAAGGGATCCAACAACCAGCTGACGCGAGAGTCTGCGTTCATGCACTCGTTCTGCATGACCACGTCGAACCGCCGGACACTGGGCGTCATTCCGAATGTTTTGACGGCATGATCGCCGCCCGAATTTATCGTCACAGGAATGTAATACCTTTATTAAGGAGAAATGCACATGCTTATCGATAACGTAGATACTGATGAATTGTTGTCGACGGGTCACAACTCGCCGAAGCACGCACTTGGGGACCAATATTATGACCACGAGACAGGCACGCTATATGAGTACGGCCTGTTCGACAACGGAAGCGGCAATGTCGCCGCGGCTGCCGGGGTTCCGGTCGGAATCCTGAAGAACCAGGCCAACCCGTTCAAAGTTACCACCGATTACAGTGATTCGGACACCAGTGCATTTAAGGGCGTTTTACTCGCCGTCGTCACCGACGGTTATTACTGCTGGTATGCCAGGCGAGGGAAGGTCAAAGCTGTCGTCGATAATTCAGGTTCGTCGATTGCCGCACCCGCCCCGCTTTACTGGGGCGCCGACGGGGAACTCTCGGCGGCGACGGTCGGCACTCATCATGTCGTAGCCAGTCTGCTTGAAGCCGCCGCCGGATCGAGTGCCGGCGGAGCAACACTATCCCTTTACGTCGACCTGAAATAGGGCGAATTCATGTAGTTCCCGGCGGCCTCACTCCCCGCCGGGAGGATTAAACACAGATTTAGTGAAAGGACCAATCATGTCACGATGGCTCAATGAAAAACTGCGGAGGCTATCCCTGGTCGGAGGAATGAACGCCGATGCTCGGCATATCCACTCGACGGACGGAATCTCCGGGCTCGTTAATGCCGACCTGGACGAGAACGCGGCAATCGCGATGAGCAAGATGGGTAACGATGTCGCGGATCTGATACCGAAGATCGCCACAATCGTCATTGCCGGTACGGGCCCGAAGACGGCAACAATTCAGCTCCAGGACGGACAGGGAAACAACCTGACGACCTATGGACAACTCACGGCCTGGCTGACCGATTCGACAACGCCGGGGGCCGCCTCAGGAACAACACCGGACGGTACGGTAACCTGGACGACGGGCGGGGTCGTGAAGGAAGTAACACAAAAACTGGCCTGGGAAATCGTGACGAACAACGCCGGTTTGGCTGTGTTGTCTGTCGCCCATACGACCGGGGCACATACCTGGTATCTGTGCGTGTCGGTCAATGGCCTGACGTACATCAGCCCGGCGATCACGCTCGGGGAGTAATGATTAATTTTTGGCAGTATCCGCCCTGCCTGTTTGTTGGCCTTGTCGCCCTGGGAAACCGGGGCGACGAGGGGTTTAAAGAGGTGAGGAATGGCCTATATATATGTCGATCCTGATAAAGCAGCAGATGGATTAGGGACAATCGAGAATCCATATAAAAACATCGCGACAGCGATAGCAAATGCGGTTAACATGGATATTATATACTTGAAATCGGCAACCTACAGCATTGCTAACCAGGGGTCCGGGTTTCGCTTTAATTTACCTGCTAAAACGTTGACCTTTGATGTTTATGGTGGAAGCAGAGCGACAATAATTGCCGAATCGTCATACGCGGTTAATGTCAATACGGGTGTAGCTGATGCATCAAAGATAGTGAGGTTTAAAAACCTGGACTTCGTCATTACGGGCAACACCACACTATACACATTATCCTCCAACAAATATTTGTGGGTTGTATTTGATAACTGTACGGCGACCGATGCATCAGGGACCAGCAATTATATTGTGTATATAGGTCCATCCGATACGGTCCAAAGCAAGTTGCAGTTTGTAAACGGGTGTAATATTACGTGCCGCGGTTATTTCTATCTGAACGATCTAGCCCTTTTTGAGATATCCGACTCAACGATAACGCAGCATCCGACATCGTCTATCGATATCATACCCTTTTTTAAGACAATAACTACATTCATCTTTACAAATAACAAATTCAACGTGCCAAATGGCGCAATGATCACGATGACGAATATGAACGGATATCTCGGTACAACCTACTTGAGGATCACGAACAATACGGGATCGGTTGGCAAGCAGTTTTTACGTTATGACAACTCAAAAATATGCAAAAACGCTTTAATAGCTGGTAATGTGATAACGTCTACAACAAACAATGGTCACGTGGTCATTTCCATCGGTACAGATTATCAAAATTTTACACCGTGGGCGATCAGTACGGCATATGTTGCCGGAGATTTGCGGACGTGTAGAGGTTTGGTTGTTGAATGCTTGCAAAATCATACATCGTCGGCAGCGGACGAGCCGAATAACGGGACGAACTGGCAACAATACTGGAAGGTTGTAGATGTCGGGAAATTTATAATTTCTGATAACGTTATCGATTCTTCCGGAACGACAGCGGCAGGATACGCCATATTGATAGGTCCCGGTTGTCGTAATGCAACAATAATCAATAACAAAATAACGGTCGGCACTGGAAGTATGGCTTATGGGATCGTATGCAAGGGGACCAGTAGTAAAATCGTCGGTAATGTTATCGTCGGACCCAGACCCTTGTACATATGGGCAGCAAGCCGTGATGAGATCGAGAACAATACAGTAGTGGCGACATTAGGCAGCGCGCTGCTCATGGACGGGACAACAGGTCAATATCCATGTGGGACAATTATTAGGAAAAATATTTTTGATGGTTCGTTGTCATCGTTGGCTTTGCAAATCAGCTCTGGAGACAATTTTCATCTGACGCTGTTGAACGACAAAAATTGTTATCGGGGAGGATCGGAGGGGAAAATAAAAATCGGTAACACGCTTTACACGCTGGCAACGGTTAAAATGATGTGGCAAACAAGCACTACATGCTACGCCGATAATGATCAGAACTCTATTGAAGAGAATCCCCATATCGATCATAACTATATGTGCGATCCTCTGAGCGAGTGCGCACGTCTCGGGATCGGAGCGGTGTTGCCGAACCTGCCGAGAGAGTTGCTATCGAAACGATCATTACGTAGCCGTATGTGTGCAACACGAAGCGATTTTGGATATACGGGCTAAATATGACATTAAACGAAGATCAGCTCAAAGCGTATATCAAACAAACGGCGTGGGAAGTCGGCGAAGAATTCCAGGCACGTCTCGAAAAGCATGTTACAACACAGATCGAATTACACTCGCTGAAATGTCAGAACCAAATCGGCGTGTCCGGCAAGGCAGTTGCAGGCATTACTACGATAATATCCGGCGTCGTGGTCGGTGTTATCGAATGTGTAAGAGCTTATTTTTCATCGAAAGGACAGTGAGATGAAGAATTTTGGAAAGTTGTGGTTGCTTGGATTTGTGGTATCAGTGACGTTCTGTCTGGTTATGGCGATGACCGGATGTTCTGTCGAACAACAGATTAAACCGATAGACGTGTTTTGTCAGAACAATGTCAGGCCAATCATGGAGAAGGTTTTGGCTGATCCCGAAATGAAATCGGCCATGCTTCAGGGGGCAGGGTCCGCAATTAACCCTGCGTTATCAGTCACCTTGGAAGGCTATATCGTGCAAGGATTCAAGGGCAAGGTAACGGTTCAAGCTGAAGGGGTATCGCTTATTTCCATGTTGGCGTCTCAGCAATCATCAGCCAAATCCTACGAACGTCCATCGATGTTAAAGCCTGAAGAGAAAGAAATCGTCATTAAAGGTAAATAAACATGAAGAAAGCCGTCATTCTCTGTATTGTTGTTATCGTACTGGGCCTTGGGTGTGCAACCCAAATGAGAGGCTTAGGCAACGATACGAATCAAAAGCAGGACGGATCAGGATCGACGCAGCAAAGCGGCGGTGTCAACCTGAGTGTCGGCGATATTCAATCCGATGTTTGGCTTACCTTTGTGGCCGTAATCGCTGCCACGTATGTCGTGACAAAGGAGGCATGGAATGGTACCAAGCGAGTCGGAGGCCGAATTTGGCAGCGTCGAATGGCTGTACGGTATACCGGTACCGAGAGAGAATCATGCACGTCTCGAATACGTCGAGCCGGATCGAACGAGGACGATTTTACGTAAAGGATCAACCGATGAGCCAAAAAATAAACACAATCAAACCGAACGAATGGCTGATGCTATATAAAGGAGGAGCAGCGACGCCGCCGACGAATCTTGAAGCCAAGCCTTCGGGAGCGATCGATATCGCCGACATTCCTGAAGGGCCGAACGGCATTACGTTCTTCGTCGACGGAAACGCCGACGACTGGACCGCGAACATCGACTTTTACGGCGGCCTGAAGGGAAGCGGTAAGATGGTTTATATCGAAACCGTCTCCGTCCGGAAGCACGGACAGGTCGATAATCCGGCCACACTCTGGCGGTCGTGCTTAAAATTACTCGACCTGATCAATATTGCCTGGGTCAAGCCGTATCCGAAAGATCTGGTCAACGCAACCGAAGTTACCATCTATGGAGCCCCCTACTAATGTCACTGACTGTCGATCAACTGATTAAGGAGCTGGCCGAGGTTACCGGGGCACAGCCGGACCTGAACGCGACGCAGCGGTCGAATCTCTATGACGCATTACAGGGCGCTCTGGACATGATCGACACGCACAGAGACTGGCGGTTTCTGAATAATACCAGCTACTTTACGACCGTCGCCTCACCGACGGCCCAGGCGTATTACAATCTGCCGGAACTCATCACGGACATCGGGACCGTCAAACGGCTGTGGATTCCGGCCGCCGGACAACAGCTCGACCCGATCAGTATCGACGATTACATCGATCAGTATTCGACCGGCGGTGCCGAGTCGACAGGATACGCCCGCGCGTACTGGTACGAGGGCGGCGACAACCGAATCCGAATCTATCCGACGCCTCACGAGGCTTATCAGATTTACGTGTATTATAAACGTCATCACGGCGACGTCCGGAAGAACTGCACGATTTACATTCCCGACAAATTCAAACTCCTGGTGCGTCACCTGGCCAAGCAGATTTACAAAGGGAATACTCAATCGCTCGACGTCATGCTGGCCGGAGATCCGTTCGTCTCGCTGCTCTGGCAGCAGATGATTACGAACGAAAGCGAAAAGGACGTTCGAGCCGGACGTCGACGGTTTGCAGGCTGCGGCTTCCGGACCGTGACCATTCAAACAGATCTTCCGGCGGAGTAATGTCATGGCCAAGTTAGGTACAATACGATTCGGCTCGCCGTGGATGGGTCAGAACGATCTTCGGAACATCGACGCAAATCCCGGCTTGTGTGTCGCCCAGGAAAACTGCTGGATGGAGCGGCAGGATCTGCTTCAGCGACGTCCGTCACTGACAAGATACCATACATCTGATTCCGGCTCTATTACTGCAAAGCCCGTCCTGCCGGCTCCGAACGGGCTCGTCCGATTCGACGAAACCTACTACGGGTCGAGACTGTTTTATGTTACAGAAGATATTACGGGCGGGCTTAAGGTTGTGAGCCATAATCCCCTCGCTCATCGGGTCGGTGTCAATTTTAATACGTACGGATCGAAAGCCAGTACGGCCCAACTCATCGGAAGCCAGATGTTCCTCGTTCAATGTACTCCGTTTCTGCACTTTACTTCAGGTAATCCGACGTCATCCGGCTACGCCTACGGGCCTCAACTGATGGACACCAGCGTTAAGAGCGTCCGTTCGATCCAACTCCACAATTCATGGTACAGTCCTTCCGGTAAGCTGGTTCCCGGATGTACTTACAACGTCAGATACAGACTAGAACTTCGGGACGATAACGGTATCCCAAGAGCTATGTCTGAGTGGTCTATACCGATCACGCAGACTGTAGATAGCGGACATACCTTGATTTACATCGGTACGTATTACTACGCGTCTTCGACGTACGGGATCGCAACTAACTATATGCCGGACGGCTGGGGGGATACTTTTAATTGGAACATGCCGACTATTGGCGGATGGAAATATTATTTAGTTATTGCACGAACGCTGGCCGGCGTCGGCATCGATGGTCCGTATTATTACGACTCAGAAAAAGCCGTCTCGTCTTTCGAGGGCGGTTCTGTCATCGGACACTCCGCCGGACTGAAGTCCGACTCGGAACTATCCGACGAGATCGACGAATGGGTCGGCCTGGACTACGCTACCGATGTCGTCGCAATAAACGGGGTGTATGCCTGGCTCAAAATCGGGCTGCTG